AACAATGTCAGACGACAAACAGGTTAATCAACCGCAAAATGATGTTCAGGAAGCTGAAGTTAAACAAACTCAAACTGACGAGAAACCAACACCAACTTTTAATCAAGAAGATATTGATAGAATTGTCAAACAAAGATTAGAAGCTGAAAAAGCTAAACATCAAAGAATGTTAGACGAAGCAAAGAAAAAAGAAGAAGAAATAGCAAAAGAAAAACAAATACAAGATGCAAAGACTAAAGCTGATCTTGAAAATCTAATGAAAGCTAGAATAGCTGAAAAAGACAAAGAATTAGCTGACTGGAAGTCTAAGGTAAAAACAATCAATGTAGATAATTCTATATTATCACTTGCATCTAAGAACAATGCTATTGCACCAGATCAAATAGTTTCATTATTAAAGAGTGAAGTAAACTATAATGATGATGGTAGAATAGAAGTGCTTGATAACAATAAGAATATTAGATATAACCCTAAAGGGGAACTATTAACGATAGAAGATAGAGTTAAAGAGTTTTTAGATGCTAACCCACACTTCCGAAAAGGGTCTTTGTCTGGAACAGGTAGCCAGAGTAGCGTTGAAGGTAAAACTGTAAAACCATTAAATATTCAGGACTTAGATTTGAGCAAGCCAGAGGATCGTAAGCGATATGCAGAATATCGTAAAGAACGAGACAGAGGTGCAGTTCAGATAAATTTAACAAATAACAAATAGGAAACTAAAATGGCAAACGAAACAACAAGTAGCACGCTTTCGGAACTATATACTGAAATCGTAGCTGAAGCATTATTCGTTGCAAGTGAACAATCAATTATGAGACCACTTGTGCGAAACTATGCGGTACAAGGTGGCGGTAAGTCAGTAGAAATACCAATCTATGGTACAGTTTCAGCGGCAGCAGTCAATGAAGCAACTGATTTATCAAACACAGAAGTCAATCCAACTTCAGTAACAATTACTGCAAGTGAGAATGGAATAATGACTACATTAACTGATCTAGCAAGAAACGCTGCACCAAGAAACGTAGCAGCTGATATTGGTAAATTGTTTGGTGAAGCAATCGCTAAGAAACAAGACTTAGACATGACTGCTTTATTTGATGGTTTTTCAAACGTAGTAGGTTCTACAGCAGCAGCAGTTACTGTCGAGCATTTTTTCCAAGCTATAGCAACATTAAGAAGAAACAATGTTCCTTTAAATGATGTTGCAGCAGTATTTCACCCTGACATTGCTTATGATTTGAAAAAAGGTATTACAAATACATTTGCAACATCAGGTAATGTTTCTGACTTGGCTAACGAAGCTTTAAGAAATGGCTTCATTGGTTCTTTAGGCGGAATCAGAATATTTGAAACTTCAAATATTGCTAATACTGGAAATGCTGGTGACTATAAATCAGCTATGTTCCATAGAGACGCTTTAGGAATGGCTTTAATGCAAGACCTAAAAATTGAAACACAAAGAGATGCTTCTTTAAGAGCAGACGAAATTGTGGCGACAGCTGTGTATGGTGTAGGTGAATTACACGATACTTATGGTGTTGAAATAGCAGGTGATTCTAGTATAGTAAGCTAATAATCATTTTCTTATGGGCGAGAAATCGCCCATAGGAGCAAGGAGAAACATGGACATAAAACTTACAAACGGAAAAAAAACAATAACAAGATCAAAAGAAGCTTATGAAGCAAACAAGCAGCATTTCAAAATGCGTGGCTTTGTACCTTTTGAGGAAGTAAAGAAAGAAGTCAAAAAATCTACATTAAGAGAAGTTGTAGAAAACGTAGTAAAATTAAAACCTAAAAAAAAGAAAAATGTTAAAAAAACTAAAAAGAAAACTTAGAAAGATTCTAAACTGGATAGTAGGTAAGTATAATGGCTAATTATACTGGAGCTGATGTTATTACAGCAAGTGATGTTACTAAATATCAACCTGATATTTTTGGCTTTGGTATTGCATCTACTGATACAGAAGCTGTAAATTTTCTTGCACAAACAACAAATGATATTTTAAGAAAATTAAGAATTGAATGGTGGCCAATCTATAAAACAAATGTTTATACAGACATTACTGTTTTAAATACAAACGAGATGGTTAATACAAAAGTTAATTTAGACCAGTTTGAAAGAGCTGGTGTATATTTATTTCTTGGTAGATTCTTTTGCCCTGCACTAACTAAATTTAGACCAGAAGCTGACAAAGATAGATTTGAAAGAATGGCTGAGTATTATATGTCAGAATACAATAAAGAATGGTTTGAGATTATGGAAGATGGCGTAGAATATGACTCTACTGGTGATGGCAATATTGTTAAAAACGAAAGAGAACCTTTACATAGCTCAGGTAGATTGGTCAGGTAATTACTATGGCTGTTAGCCTAGAAGTTAGATCAAACTTAAAACAAGTTCAAAAAAAATTTGATAGATTTTTTAAAAGATTTCCTAATCTTACAAAAAAAGGCCTTGCACAAGCAAGTTTTAGACTCCAAGCAATAATCAAAGAATTGACACAAAAAGGTCAAGATTTTAACAGACGTAGATTTGCACCATATAGTGAGCAATATTTAAAAAGGCTACAAAGGGAAGGCAAGCCACAAAGTGTTGATCTTATTTACTCTGGAAGAATGTTAGGATCAATCACAGGTAAAGTTCAATCAAAAAGTAAAGCAGTTGTTTTTTTTAACAATTCTGAGATGCGAAATAGAGCTTTATTTAACCAAGTTCTTAACGAACCTAAAAGACAATTTTTTGGCTTTGGTAAAAGGACTGAAAAGATGATACAAAAAGAGTTTGTAAAATTTATGGAAAAAGAAATTAGAAAGTTTAAATTATGAGTACAAGAGAAAACATTGCATCTAATATAGCATCAACAATAAGTGGTATATCAAGTCCAGCTATTAAAAAAGTAACAAGGCAACCTTTTGATATTGACGAATTATCAGATAAACAATATCCAGCTGTTATTATCCAAACATCTGAGGAGACAAGAGAAGATATAGAATTAGGCACAGGAGCTAAAACTAGACAAGGAACAATAGACTTTGTTGTTAGTGGATTTGTAAAAGGTGCAGAATCAAATATTGACACTAAAAGAAATCAGTTAATTACTGCTATTGAAACAGAGCTAGAATCTGATATTACTAGAAGTGGTAATGCACTCGATACAGAAATCGTATCTGTGGAAACAGACGAAGGCACTTTATTCCCAATCGGTGGGATACGGATGACTATAAGATGTATTTACACTTTTGAAGCTGGAACACCATAAGGAGGATAAATGGCAAGCAAAGACAAAATTATAGATAAGATAGAAAAAAAAATAGACTCAATAGAAAAGTTACACGATAAAGAAAGTCTTATGTGTGAGGAAGTAAAAGATTTATTAGCTGATTTAAGAGATGATGAAGATGAGTCCTGGGAGGATGATTCTGAAGAAGATTTTGAAGAAGATGATGAAGAAGTTGACGAAGAAGAAGAAAAATAATATAAGCATTTAACGGAGGAAAATATGGCAGTACATCATGGAAAAGAAGGTGAAGTAGTTGTAGGAAGCACAGCAGTTGGCGAGCTTACATCATTTACTTTAGAAACATCTGGTGATGTTGTAGAAAGCACACAAATGTCGGATGCAGCAAAATCTTTTATTGCTGGTAGAACATCTTTCTCTGGTAGTTTAGAAATGCACTTTGACGAAGCTGATAGCGTACAAACACAATTAACATCAGGTTCAAGCATTACTTTTAAATTGTTACCAGAAGGAAGTTCAACAGGCGACAGAAAATTTGAAGGAACAGGTATTGTTACAGGAATGTCAGTATCTCAACCTTTAGATGGTATTGTTTCAAGAAGTGTTACATTTCAAGGAACAGGTGCTTTAACAATAGGAACAGAATAATAATTTATGTCAATCTTAGAAAGGGCCAAAACTCATTTTGAGAATATTGGAGTTCAATCTATTGAGGTTGCTGAATGGACAGATGATGATGGTAAACCTACTGTTATTTATTGGAATCCTATAAATTTATTTGAGAAAAATAAATTATTCAAAAAGTCTGATAATATGAATGATGTTAGTATTCTTGCTGACATAGTGGTTATGAAGTCTTTAGATAAAGATGGTAAAAAAATCTTTAAATTAGATGATAAAATGGACTTGATGACAAAGGTAGATTCAGATGTACTCTCTCGGATAGCGACAGCTATGGTACAGGTAATGAATCCTGAAGAAGTAAAAAAAAACTAAAATCTGATCCTCAATTAAAGAATTGTTTTATTGTTGCTGATAGATTAAAAATATCATTAAGAGAAGTTTTACAAATGGAAGAATGGGAATTTAACCATTGGTTAGGCTTTTTATTATTAGAACAAGAAGAACACAGACAGGCTATGACTAAGTCAAGGTAATATATGGCACAAAATTTAGTATTAAATATACTTGCAAAAGATAAAACAAAAGCTGCATTTAGAGGTATAAGTGCAGGTCTTGCAAATTTAAGAGCATCAATTTTTTCTGTACAATCAGCTTTAATAGGAATAGGTGGCGGTTTAGTTGTTAGATCATTTATTAATGTAGGTAGAGAAGTAGAAGAATTAGGAATAAGATTTAATTTTTTATTTGGGAATGTAGAGGAAGGGAAAAAAGCATTTAGTGGCCTTATTGATTTTGCAGCTAGAGTTCCTTTTTCACTTCAAGAAATAGCAGGAGCTTCTGGTAATTTAGCAGTTGTTGCTAAAGATGCAGAGGAATTAAATAAAATTTTAAAAATTACAGGTAATGTTGCAGCTGTAACAGGACTGGATTTTAGAACAACAGCAGAACAAATACAAAGATCATTTTCTTCTGGTATAGGTGCAGCAGATTTATTTAGAGAAAGAGGTGTTAGAGCATTACTTGGATTTGAAGCAGGTATGCAGGTTACAACACAACAGACCATAGATAGATTTGAAGAATTATTTGGAGAGAACGGAAGATTCTCAAAAGCAACAGAAGTATTAGCAACTACATTTACAGGTACATTATCAATGCTTGGAGATAAACTATTTAAGTTTAAACTTCAAACTAACCAATCTGGTTTCTTTGATTTTGTTAAAGAAGGTTTAATTGTAATAAACAGAACTATTGAGGCCAATGAAAAAGCCTTAGCAGATTTTTCTACTGCGGTTGGTAAAGGATTAGTAGCATTTATCAAACAAGCTATTTTAGGAACTGCTGCATTAATAGATATGTTAGGCCCTGTATTTAGAATTGCTTTTAACGGAATCAATGCTTTGTTAGAGGTAGTAAAAGCATTACCACCAGGCATTAGAGAACTTGGGATAGTTGGTTTTTTAATGTTAGGTCGTGGAGGTAAAATAGCAGTTGTTGCAATTCTAGCATTGTTAAAAAAAATGGGAGTTGATTTAGATGAACTTACAAATAAATTTTTTAAAGATAATGCTGATGGTAACATGGGTAGGACTTTTGAAAAAGCTAATGAATTTATAAAAAAAGTTGACGAAGGTATTTTAGCATCAAGAAAATCTATGGAAGAATTGATGAAAGCAGCAACTAACTTTGAAAAACAAACTGAAAAAACTGGTTTAAGTTTACAAAAAATCAAAGATGGAGTTTTGGAACAATTTAAAAAAGATTTTGAGGCTATTAACACTACAGTAGCAAAAATTGCTACAAGCAGTATAAAAGCTTTTTCAAGATCATTAGCTGAAGCAATAGTTTTAGGTAAAGACTTAAATATGTCTATGAAAGAATTAGCACAAAAAATATTTGTTGATATTTTAGCTTTTACTATACAAATTGTTTTACAAGAATCTATTAGATTTTTATTAGCAGGTAAAATATTTAAAGAAAAAGATAAGGAAAAAAATACTGCAAGAGAAATTGGTATTTTAAATAGTATTGATGCAGCAGCACATTTAACAAAATTACAAACTATAAAAGCACAAAATAAAGAATTAGAGAAACAAAAAAAAATACAAGGAACAACTATGCTTATGTCAGGCAATCCATTAGGATTCTTAGGATTTATGGCAAGTGGTGGTTCTGTAGGTAAAGGTCAACCTACTGTAGTTGGTGAAAGAGGCCCAGAATTATTTATACCTAACAGCTCAGGTCAAATAACTCAAAACGCAAGAGGTACAGCTGGCAGAGCTGTTAATGTTAATTTTAACATAACTGCTATGGACACAAGAGGTTTTGATGAGGCATTGCAAGAAAACAGAGGCACTATTACTGCAATTATTAATAATGCTTTGACAGAAAAAGGAAGAGGAGAATTAGTATAATGAGTGGCACATTTCCAATAGCAACAGCAAAATTTGAAACTATGGGTTTTTCATCTAAACAAAATACTATTTCATCTAAATCAATAAACGGAAAACATTTATCAAGAGTAGTTGATAATCAAAGATTTGGTTTTACTGCTAGAGTAATTGTAGGAAAAAGAAGTGATATTTATGGGGAGCTTATGGCCTTTATAATTAAACAAAGATCAGGCAAAGAAAGTTTTGATATTGTTCCACCAGATATTAGTTCAGCTAAAGGTAATGTAAGTGGAACAGTTTTAGTAAATGGCACATTTGCTGCTGGTGTTACATCAGTCAATGTTGATGCTATGACAGGCACACTAAAAGCTGGAGATTTAATTAAGTTTGCCTCTCACACAAAAATTTATATGGTTGTGGCAGATAGCACAGCTGACGGATCAAATGAAGCAACTCTTACAATAGAACCTCCATTACAATCAAGCATATCTGATGACAGCGTTGTTACTTTTGATAATGTGTCTTTTAAAGTTCATTTAGAAAATGACATACAAGAATTTGGTGTAGTAGGTGCAGATAAAGATGGAAACGCATTATACCAATTTGAATTTGATGTCGAAGAAGCTTTATAAAATAAAATATATCTGTAATGCAGATTTTATGGCGGAGGAAATTGTAGATGCCAAAGATATTGATGCTGATAAATTAGATTTAAAAAAGCATGAGTTTCCTGGAAAAAATGCTACATTTAAAGTATATACAGATATTAAAGTAACAAGAAAGAGTATAGAAGATTATGACGAGGAGTCTATCAACAGCGGTAAAAAACCACCTAGCAACAAATGAGATTGTACCATTTCATTTGCTAACTATTGGCTTTTCTACACCAGTTAATTTAACTGATAATAGTTTTAGTTTGACTTCATCAATATCTGGTTCTAGCAAAACATATACTGCTTCACCTTTTCTTGTATCTAACCCATCATTTACAGAGGAAACTGATTTAACTAAAACATCATTAAAAATAGATTTATCTGGTGCAGATTTAACTTTTATATCTACAGCATTGAACGAGAATATAGTAAACGATCCTGTTGAAATCTACAGAGGATTTTTAGGTAATACAAATCAAATAATATCTGATCCATTTTTACTATACAAAGGTACTATTGATACATACGCTATAAGTGAGTCAACAGATGAATCTGTATTATCTTTAACAGTTGTATCTCATTGGGCAGATTTTCAAAAAAAATCAGGCAGACTAACAAACAATAATTCTCAACAAAGATTTTTTAGCACAGATGTTGGCATGAATTTTAGCTCACAAACTGTATTAGATTTAAAATGGGGTAGAGCTTAATGGTACATAAATCATTTAAAAGAGCTTTTAAAAGTGTAACTAAAGTTTTTAAATCAGTAAGAATTTTTAAATTTTTACAAAATATAAATCCATGGGTTGCTCTGGGTATATTTGCTGTAGGTTGGTTATTTACAAGATCAAGTAAACCAGATACACCTGATTATGGAACAACTGATTTTGATACTACAGAAAAGGGTATATTAGTAAATAAACAATCAAATAATGCTAGTATTCCTGTAGTATATGGAGAAAGATTAATTGGAGGCACAAGAGTTTTTATTTCTACTTCTGGCACTAATAATATTTATCTTTATGTGGCTTTAGTTCTTTGCGAAGGTGAGATTAATTCAATAGAGGAGATTAGAGTAGATGACAAAGTGGTTACATTTGATGGTGCTTTGACAGACAATACACAAAGAGACGTGGCAAGTAGTGATAGCAATTTTTTTAAAGCTGATCCTAATGTTCAAGGTTCGTCAGCAGAAAGTACAATTAAAATAGAGCCACATTTTGGCTCAGATGGACAAGCAGCAAGTAGTTTACTATCTACATTATCTGATTGGGGGTCAAACCACAAATTGTCTGGTATTTGTTATTTAGCTCTAAGATTCAAATGGAATCCTGATGTGTTTGGTGGAATACCAACAGTCCAAGCAAAAATAAAAGGTAAGAAAATTGTTACTCTAGCTTCAGACCTGTCAGAACAAACAGCATCTTTTTCTACAAATCCTGCATTTTGTTTATTAGATTATTTAAGAAATGAAAGATATGGAAAAGGTTTATCTACATCTGACATAGACCTACAAAGTTTTTATGATGCTTCACAAGTTGCAGTAACACAAGTTACACCATATTCAGGTGCAAGTGATATTAACGTATTTGATTGTAATGCTGTTATAGATACCTCAAAAAAAGTAATAGATAATGTAAGAGAAATAGTAAAAGGCATGAGAGGTTATTTACCTTTTGTTCAAGGTAAATATAGACTTAATATTGAAACTATTGGATCAGCAGCTTTAACATTAGACGAAGATGATATTATTGGTGGATATGCTCTTGCCTCACCATCAAAAAATTCTAAATATAACAGAGTCTTAGTTTCTTTTGTAAATCCAGATAGAAACTTTCAAGTAGATGAAGTTCAATTTCCACCAATAGATGACTCAGGATTAGCAAGTGCAGATCAACACGCTACTATGAAAACAGCTGATGGTGGTTTCTTATTAGAAGGTAGATTTGAGTTTCGTACAATTACAAGTCCGTACCAAGCTGAGGAGCTTGCAGAAGTTATATTAAGACGTAGTAGAGAGGCACTTGGATTAAACTTAAATGTAGGTTTTGAAGCATACGATCTTCATGTCGGAGATTTAGTTAGTATAAGTTTATCATCACTTGGTTTTTCTAGTAAAGTATTTAGAGTGATAGCATTAACTTTTAATGATGATTTTACAGTTGGTTTATCACTTATAGAATATCAAGCAGCACATTATACCTGGGCCTCTAAACAACAACAAGCTACAACACCATCTACAAATTTACCTGATCCATTTACAATTCAAGCACCAGCTGCTGTTACACTTACAGATGAGATGATTGAATATGCAGATGGTATTGTAATTACTAGATTAAACATAAATATTACAGCAAGCTCAGATTCATTTGTTCAATACTATCAGGTAGAAGCAAAACTAAGCACAGAAAGTAATTTTAAAATAATATCAAATGGTCAACAATTAAAACATGAATTTTTAAATGTAATTGATGATGCTACTTATGATGTAAGAGTAAAAGCAATAAACTCTTTTGGTGTATCTAGTTCTTATACTTCAGCACAAAGAAAAATTGTTGGTGCAACTGAAACACCAGCAGATGTAAATGATTTATCAGTATCATTAGTAGGTTCTAATCAAATGGAATTGTCCTGGACACCTGTTAATGATTTAGATATTTCATGGTATGAAGTAAGATACCAAGATGTAACAAGTGGTGCTACTTGGAATGAAAGCACACCTTTAACAAAAGTAGTTAGAAGAAAATCTAACACAGTAACTGTTAATGCACAGACTGGTAGTTTTTTAATTAAGGCTGTTGACAAATTAGGAAACGCAAGTGCAAACGCATCTTTAGTTGCAACATCAATATCAGGATTAAATAATTTTGTAACAACTCAAACTTTTAACGAATAATATGGCAGATTTTTTAGGAACAAGAGACGCAAATGTAGCTTTATCAATAGATAACGCAGCAAGAAAAGTTTTAATATTAGATACTATAACTGATTTTGATAGTACAGTTGGTAATTTTGAGGCTGCGGAAGGATTATTCGATTTAGGTGGTACTGACTCAACATCAAATCCAACTAATTTTAACAACAATATAGAATCATCAGGATTTTATGATTTTGCTAATACACTTACACTTGATGCTATTTATGACCTTACTATAGGTGCTAAATTAGGCATGAGTACAGAAGATGAATATGATTTGTTTGATTCTGGTAGAGGTGCATCATTATTTGAGGATGCAAAAGCTCCATTTGATGGTTCACCAGAGGTACAAGCAGGTGCAGAAATACAAGTTGGTTTTAGTGACACAAGTCTTGCAGCTATTACATCATTTCAAAAAATTGCTCAACAAACTACTATAAAAGGTAGATACTTTAAATTTAGATGTAAAATTATATCAGAAAACAACAAAGTAAGAGCAAAGGTACACTCATTACAATTTACAGTTAATTTTGAGAAAAGATCAGATACAGGAGAGGATATTGTTGCATCAGCATCAGGCCAAACAGTTACATTTAATCAAGCCTTCTTTGCTACTCCAGCAATATCTGTGGCTGGTCAAGGTATGGCTGTAGGAGACTTTTTTACAATATCAGCTAAATCAAAAACTGGATTTACAATTCAATTTTTTAATAGTAGTAATACAGGTATAAGCAGAACTTTTGATTACCAAGCACAAGGATATGGCTTGAAATCGTAATCAATATAAAATAAAAGGTAGATATGGCACAAGTATCAGACGTAGTATTAGACAACCAAGGATTCGCAGCTTTTAGAACAGAATTAAATAATATTCTAGCTGCGATAAACACTTCTCATGCTGGAAGTTCAGCTCCAGGATCAGCAGCTGCTGGAACAATTTGGGTAGATAATTCTTCTTCAGGAACACTTGACATCAAAATAAATGATGGCTCTGATAACTTAACTTTATTTAGTATTAATACATCAACAAACGCAATAACATTACCTGGTGGAGTAAGTGTAACGGAATCTGATCCAAATGCGATTCCTTTTGCAATAGCTTTAGGAGGGTAATATGGCAAATAATTTTTTATCAACTGAAGTATCTTTGTCAAATGCTTCCGAAACAACAATCATATCAGCAACAAGTAATAAGCAAATTATTGTAGGATTAAATTGTGCTAATACAGGCACAGCTACTCTTACCTTAGATGTAACATTGAGAGATGGATCAAATGATTTCAAACTTGTTAAAGGTGTTTCTATTCCACCAAATTCTAAAGTGGAAATAGTCAAAGGAAAAATTGTTTTGGGATCAGGTTATAGTTTGAAAGCACAATCAAGTGCATCAGGCGGTGACGTAGATATTGTAGTTGGATTGCTAACAGATGTGGCATAGGAGTTTAAATGGAAGAAAAAGATAATATTTTGTATGTGGGTAACAAACCAGGAACAAATAATGTTGATTGTTACCATAAAAAAGACATTACACAAAACGTATTTATAGAAGCAAGCAGTAATGCTGTATTTGCAGGGCCTTTATCAGTTACTGGAACAATGACAATAGAATCAGGAGCAACAGTAGTAATAGTATGAGTAAGATAGAAGTAAATGAAATAGATAAAGCAAGTGGCTCAACAGTCACTATTGGTGGAACAGGTACAAATGTTGTTTTAGGAACTTCTGGTCAAACAGTTTCTATTGCGTCTGGTGCTACAACATCAGGCATGGGAAGAACAGGAACAGTTGACTGGCAAACTACACCAAAAACTTCTACATTTACTGCTGTATCAGGCGAGGGTTATTTCTGTAATACAGAAAGTGGAAGTTTTGAAGTAGATTTACCTGCAGGAAGTGCAGGTGCTATTGTTTCTATACAAGATTATAAAAATACTTTTGATAATAATAATTTAACGATTGACCCTAATGGTTCAGAAAAAATTAATGGTGGTGATGCAGGAATAGCTCTTACTCTATCAACGGAAGGTCAAGGTATAACTTTAGTTTATATAGATTCAACAGTAGGTTGGCGATCAATACATAGTGATGATTTTGCAACAATTCCACAAACTCCAGCATATATAACTGCAACTGGAGGAAATACAGTTTCAAATTCTTCTTGTGGTAATTATAAAATTCATGTTTTTACAGGCCCTGGAACATTTACAGTTTGTTCAGTAGGTAATCAAGCAGGATCAAATTCAGTTGATTATTTAGTAGTTGCTGGAGGTGGAGGAACTCCTGGAATGAATTTTAGTAATACTCCATCTGGTGGTGGAGGTGCAGGAGGTTTTAGAGCTTCTGCAGCAAATTTTACTATGGGTTGTCAACCAGCAAAACCTTTAGTATGTGGAGTTTCAGCTGTTACAGTTTCTGCAACTGGTTATCCAGTAGTGGTAGGTGCTGGAGGATCAGGAGGTTCTTCAGGGCCAGGAAATGCTGGTTCTGCAGGTAGTACATCAAGTGCATTAAGTATATCATCTGCAGGTGGAGGAAAAGGAGGTCATTCACCAGAGGGCCCTGCAGGCAATGGCGGATCAGGTGGAGGAGCTATGGGGCCAGGAAATCCAGGAGGAAGTGGAAACACACCACCCGTTAGTCCCCCACAAGGTAATAATGGTGGTGTAGGTGTAACAGGCCCAGGAAATCCATCACCTGGAACAGATAACACTGGCACTGGTGGAGGAGGTGGTGCTATACAAACAGGATTTAATGGTGGAACAGGAACTCCAAATGGAGGTGGTGGTGATGGTGGAGATGGAGCAGGTTTTGCTTCAGGTACTTGGGGATCAACTGGTGAAGTTGTAAGTTGTGTTCAATATTATGCTGGTGGCGGCGGTGGTGGAGTTTATACTCCAAACCCATCTCCAAATCCAGGAGGAATTGGTGGTTTAGGCGGTGGAGGAAATGGTGGTTCACCATCTAATCCATCAAGTATAACAAGTCCAGGTCGTGAAGGTCAAACTGGAACTGCTAATACTGGCGGAGGTGGAGCATCAAACGGAGGAGCTCCCAGTCCTACTTCTAATTTTTCAGGAATGGCTGGTGGGTCTGGTATAGTTGTAATAAAATACAAGTTTCAAAATTAGGATAAGAATTTATGAGTACAATTAAAGTAAACACAATAGAAACAAGAACAGGATCAACTCTTACATTAGGAAAAAGTGGTGATACAGTTTCAATTGCATCAGGTGCATCTACATCAGGAATGGGTAGAACAGGAACTGTTGATTGGCAAACTTCTTCTATAAAAGGTGAATCATTTACAGCAGTTAATGGAGAGGGATATTTTTTAGACACAACAGATGGAAGTCCTTATAAAAATTATGCAGTGACTGTCGTATCAGGAACTTTATATGGAGGTGGATCAGGTAATATTTTTAATTTAGATGGTTCAACTCAACAAGCTATCACTCTAATGAAAAATAAAACATACAGGTTTACACAATCAGATAGCAGTAACGATGGACACCCTTTAATTATTTCAACTTCAAATTCAGGAACAACATCTACATTTATTGCTGGTATTGTTTCATCAGGTGTTACATATTATTTAGATGGTTCTAGTAATCAAACGAACTATACAAACACAACAACTTTCAATGCGGCAACAACAAGATATATAGAATTTAAACCATCAACAACAGGAACATTTTATTTTGGTTGCTATGTTCATGGTGTAGGTATGGGTGGTGCAATTACATCACAAGAATTAACAGTAACTTTACCATCATCACCATCTGCTGGAAATATTGTTGCTGTAAAAGATTATGCTCTTAATTTTGATACAGAGGGAATTAGAATAAATAGAAATGGTAGTCCTATTAATGGTACAACAG